GAGCCTTACGAGTGCTTGCCGGCCGGCGCTGCCGGTGCGGCAGGCTTGCTTGCCGGCGCAGCAGGCTTGCCGCTGCCTTCCTCTGCCACACCATCGGCGACAAGCTGCTTCGCAACGTCAGGCGCGAAGGCAGCACTTTCGCCGGCATTGTAGGAGAGGTGCGGCTTGGTGAAGGTAACGACGGTGACGGGCGGATCGCTGCCCGCCGCGCCGGTCGTCGAAGCTTTGGTGGTATCTGACATTTGGCTCTCTCCCTAGTGTGGATCGGTAAGCGTTGGCGGTGCGTTCGCGCCGGTCGAGAGCGCGGGCCTGATGGCAGGCGCCTGCGACCATGTGGGGTTAAGAGGCTGCGTCGAGTAAGGCGCCCCGGCCGCCCCAGGAACACCGGAGAACGCCCAGTCCTGCGTCAAAAGCACAACGAGGCTCTGCAGGTGGCGCATGTTGCAGTCGTGCTCCGCGATCACCCGGAACAACGACTGGTCACGCTGGAACGATGAAATCATGCCAGTGCCATCGTTGTAGGCGGCGACATCAGAGGCATCGACCACCACGTTGTAGGTGTCGGCGATGATGAAGTCCGCCATGTCGCAGAAGTAGATTTCCGACCCCTTGGTGTAGGTCGAGATGGTCAGGTTGGTCGGTATCTGTTGCGTCAACTTGATCGGATATCCCTCCCAGAAGCCGCGCTCGATTTCGTCCTTGAAATACCAGTTGCCGACCTGATCGCGGGCGGTCGCGATGAAGCGGGCAATGGTCGGCGCCATGAACCACGTCGGACGGATCATCCGCGACATGCCGTTTTGCAAGGCGAGGATCGCGGCCGACGATGCGTTCAAGATCGCGGTGACGGCATCACCGGGCCCGGGCGTTGCCGGCATGGCGTTGATGGTGATGAGGTTCGCGGCAAGGCACAGGCTGCGCATCCCTACCGGATCCTTTGACGCGCCGGTGCCACGTAGGAACGCAAGGTCCTCGCGGCGGGCGACGGTCTGCACCAGGTCATCGCGCACGATTTCCTCGACGCCGACCGGCGCGCGGCGGATCAGGTCATTCGACACCGGAACCAACGCGGTCAGTTTCTTGGCGAACAGGTTCACATCGTCGAAGCGCTCTTGCGATACGGTGATGTCGTCAAGTTCGTTCTGATACGCGGCCGTCGCACCGGCGGCGAGGCGTGGGATGGTCAGGTTGCCCATCGGCATACCGACCTCCATCGGTCCGGCGCCACGCACCGCCGTCCAGGCACGCAACAGCTCGATGACGTCGGCCATGAAGTCTTGCGGGATCAGCGCGCCGCCCTCACCGGTCACGCTGCCGTTGAGGGCGCGGGCCACGATGTCGTCGCCAAAGCGGTTGCTGATGAACTCCGCGGCCTTGCTGAGCGGCACCTTGTTGTAGCTGGCGTGCATGAGGCCGAGGACGAACCGCGCGGCCTTGACACCGCGCTTCTCGCGCAGCCCCGCGTCAGGGTCGCGCTTCGCGGTCGCCCCTGGGCGCGCGCCGGTGCGGCGCAAGCGGAAGCTGCCGCCGCTCTTGTCATCGTCATTATCGGGGTCGCCGTCATCGCCGCCGCCCTCGGCGTCCTGGGCGCCTTCAGCAGCGGCCTGCATGGCAGCGGCAACGCGCTGCAACCGCTGATCGATCGCGGCAAGCTGACTGGCGAGGTCCTCGAATACCGACGAACCTTCTTCGTCCATCGGCGTTTCGTCGGTGTCCTCTTTCACCAGCTTGTCCATCTTGGCGACGATTTCAGCGCGCCGACGCTTCAACTCGCGATGCTTCTCAGAAAGTCCAGCCATTGTCTCAATCCTCTACATTTGTGTGTGAAAGGCGCGCGGATCAGTCCGCCATCGCCAAAGCCAGTTGGAGCATGCGTCGGCGGCGTGCTCGTGCTTTTGCTTGTTGTTCATTGAAAGCGGTTATTTCCTCGCCGCTTGCCGAGTTCGGTTGTGCAATCAGCGTGTCCCCGTCATCAGGGAGGGGCATATCGATCAGCGCCTCGGGGTTGGCGGGCACGGTGACGATGGAAAGCTCGACCAACTCCTGTTCCTCGAAGTCGATTCCGGGGAACCAGTCATCAGCGCCGCGATCCTTGTCGGCGGTGAAGGTCCATTTGATCGGACGGAAACCGACTGAGGTCGCGGCGATGAAGCCGCTGCGCGCGAGGCGATAGACCGATTCCGCGAGCGAGCCACCTTCCGGCAGATCGGCAGGCACGAACTCGACAGAGGCCTTGAGCGCACCGTCCTCCACCGCGACATCGAACCCGCGCCCGATCGGCAGCGACCAGGACTCATGGCCCCAAAGCACCACGGGGTTTTTGCGATAGTTGCCGAGATCCCAGCCGGCGACGGCGATTGAATCGGCCTCGCGGTCAACGGCAGCGGTAGAAATGGTGAAGCGCAGCACGCGCTTGTCGGTCTCGATCGTGTCAACGGGTGCGATGATCTGCTTGCGCACACCGAACGAAGCGCCGGCTGAGCGGCGGTTGCGGTTGAGCATTTTGAACCGCGTTGCGCTAACGAGCTGCATCTTCGTCATCCCCTGCAGGCACCTTCGGCGGTTTTTGCTGACCGAGCGTTTGCGCCGCGGTCGGGTCGCCGGTATTGAGCGGCACGCGGTAATCGTCGCCCGTACCATCATCGATCGGGTCGAGGTTCTCGCGGCTGCGGACCTCGTTGCGGTTCAGCCAGCCGTTCATCACCCCGATTTGGTATGCTTGATATCGCGTCAGCAGATCGCCGCGCGTCATGTCGTCAAAGTCGAACTTGCACTGCAGCGTCATGCGGCGTTCGTCGGCGAACAGCAGGTGACGGTCGAACAACTGCTCGATCGAGCGCGCGACCGGCTTAAGCGCGCTATCCACATATTGCTGGTTTTGCTGTTCGATGTTGTTGAGCGTCGCCTTGTCGAGTTCGCCCAGGCGGTGCGGCGGCACTCCATACAACCGGCAAATATCCACCACCTGGAAGCGACGCGTTTCGAGGAATTGCGAGTCCTCGTTAGTCATGGCGATCTTCTCGAATTCCAGACCTTGCTCGAGAACCGCGACTTTGTGCGCGTTCTGCACACCGGAGTGGGTCTCGCGCCATGAATTGGCGATCCGGTCTGAAGCTTCCTTGCTCAATTGACCCGGATACTTCAGCACGCCGCCAATCTGTCCGCCCTGGCGGAATAGGACGCCGCCGTGCTGTTGCGTCGCCAGCGCGAGACCGATCACGTCTTGCGCGATGGCGATCGGTGATACGCCGACGTAGCCGTCCATCGAGACATTCTTGATGTGGATCATGTCATCGGGCGGCACCACTAGCCCGTAGCCGAGGCGACGCGAGTTGATGCGATACCAAAGCTCGCCGTCATCGGTGAGCATGATGGTGCAGCGATCGGGCGCGATCGGGATCAGCTCCACCGGGTTCGCGTCGCGGTCGCGTTCCACCACTACGAAAGCGTTGCCACGCAGACACAACGACGAGACGGCGTAGCTGATGAACTCGAACCAGGTCTGCCAGGGATTCGGCGTCGCGAATAGCTCGTTGAGCGGATGACCGGTCTCAATCAGCCACTTGCCCCCGCGCAGGCGGCGGCGAACGAACGGAGTGAGCATCGCGATGTCCTGGCTCACGCAACGCACGCAGGCGTAGAGCGCGGCGGACTGCAACGCGGTGAACGGGGTAACGGGAACGCCGGTATTGCTCGCGTAGCCGCCGAGCGCGGCATACAGCATGGGCTGCGGCCAGCCGAGACCGCCCAGCGTCGAGGTCGGGCCGCTGGCATCTTTGGTTTCAGGCGCAACAAGAGGTTGCGGCGGCGTGCCTAGCAGCCAATGGCCGAGGCGTTCGCGGAGGCTGCTCACCCGTCCGTTCCCTGCGTGATCGTCGCGCCGGCCGCTTCGGTCAGGCGCAACGTTTCGGATAGATCGGCGCCGATCGCGTTCGCGCTGGCGAAGCCGATTGAGGCGGTGGATCCGGTCGAGAGGGTCGCGATGATCAGCCGGCCGGCGTCGAACTCGGCGCGCGCGTAGGCCGACAGGTTTGCATTGATTGTCGCGGCAATGTCGGCGGCGTTGGCGACGGCGGAAAAGTCGGCGCGCAGCCCGCGAACGGTCCCGTCGATCGGCAGGCGGAAACCGCCATCGTCGACGGTCTGAACCTCGGCGACCAGGGCCTCGACCTCGGGATCCGAGAACACTCCACCGGCGAGGATCGCGGGCGATGGTTCCGGCGGCGGCGTGTCGCTCATGTCAAGCCACACAAGGTCTGATCCGTCATACGTTCCGAGGATCAGTGCGGCGGTGTGCGGAATCGCGTGATGAGCAGCGCGACGCCATGTTCCTTCGTTCATCCGAGCGTCAGCAGCCCCCTGCTTTCATACACGGACTCGCCATCCTCACTCCCTATGGCCAGTCCAAGCGCCATTAGGAGCGCCACATAACCGTCGATCTTTTCCTGGCTGTTCCGGCGATCGGGCTTGATGTTGCCGTTATCGTCAGCTCGAGCGACGACGTTCGACGCATTCCACGCCAGCACCACGTCGCCGCCGTGATCAAGCTCACCCGCTATGTAGAGCCGATCGAGTTCCTTCATCGGTGCATTGAAGGATCTGACGCCCTGGCGGAACTCCACCATCGGTGCGCCCTTCTCGGTCAGCCTATTGACCAGGTCGCTGGCATTCCAGGGATCGAAGGCAATGCCGCGGACGTTGAACCGGTCGAGTGCCGCCTCGATGTCCGCCTGGATCACCGCATAGTCGACGACGTTGCCCTCCGTTACGCGGACCAGGCCTCGGTCGCGCCATGTGGCATAGGGCACCGAGGCTTTCTCAGACCGCGGCGCAATGGCTCCCTCTGGCAGGTAGAACCGGCCCCAGGTCTTCGTGCGGCCACCCGTCCGCCAGACCAGGCGGAAGGCGCACATATCGGTGGTCGCCGCGAGGTCGAGACCGCCATAGGCCGGCACTGTCTCGAGCGCCTCGAGTTCGACCGGACCGTCGCACTTCCGCCACTGTTCGATCCGGACGTGACCGCCGCGCGCGGTCAGCCACAAACAGCAACGCTTCGTCTTGAACTCATAGGCAGCTTCGTTCGAGTTCTGCGCCTCGATCGCGTAACCTTGCAGCTCGGTGAGCTGGATCGATACGCCCAGAAGCGGGTTTGCCTTGATCCAGTTGCGCGGATCGAAGGGATCATCCCCCTCATCGAGGGTGTAGATGATCCCCCACATGTGGTCGGCCTGCAGGATGCCCTCGAGCATGTTAGTCAGCAGCGTCCTTTGCTCGTAGCAGACGCCCTCGTGGTTGTGGCCGGCAGTCGTGATCGCCAGCATCAACGGATTGCGCCGGGCCCCGAACGCGGACCGGACCACATCGTAAAGCCCGCGATCCTTATGGGCGTGCAACTCATCGAGGATGGCGCAATGCGGGTTCCAGCCATCCTGCGTCGAGGCCTTCGCGTTGATCGGCTGAATAAAGCCCTGGCTGGAACCGCAGCTGATGGAGCGAGCGAAGGCCTGGACAAAGTAGGCCTCGCGCAACGCAGTCGTCCGCTCGACCATGCGCTTCGCGGGGGTAAATACCTTGCCGGCCTGCTCGCCTGTCGTCGCGGCTATGAGGACCTGTGGCCCATTCTCGCGTTCCGAGGTGAGGCAATACAGAGCGATGATTGCCGCCAGCGTCGACTTCGCGTTCTTACGGGCCATCTCGATGTAGACGCTCGAGAAGCGCCTGGCATCCACACCCCAGCGACGCCACCCGAACAGACTGACCAGCCAGAAGACCTGGGCGGGCTCCAGCGTGATCGAGGCCGACCGCCAGGTGCCCTCCACATGCGGGAGCAGCTCGGCGAATTCGCAGATGTCGTTGCCGTCCCATTCGCTGAACCAATATGGCCAGTCGGGGTCGGTCTCAGCGCGGGCCAGGTCGGCTAAATGGCGCGCCGCAACGAGCTTGGTCCATTTACAGAACCTCGACCCGTCGTCGACCATGACCTCGCGTGCATAAGCCTCGGCGATCGCACAGAAGTCAGTCATCGAGCGTTCGCCCACTGCCCGCGCGGACCAAGAACGGGTTGGCTTTCGGCGTCGGGGCCCCGGTGGCCTTTGCGATCTGCGACGCTGGCGTATCGTAGAATTCCCTTGCCAGCGTCCGGTAGGTGTTCACGTCCGAGGCGGTTGGACGCTGCTTCTGTCGATAGCTCTCGATCATCGCCGCTTCGAGCGCACAATACTGCGCCAACGCCGCCTCACAGCCCGCCATCGACTGGCCTCTGCGCCGATAGACAGCCGTCTTCTCCTTCCAGATGCTCGCTGCGCGGCCCTTCAACCATCGCGGCATAACGGCATCGGACAGCTCCGCGGCGATAGCCGAAGGATGCGATCTTTCTGGGCGAAAGGTGCCGTCGATAATCTTCAGGTGATCGGGCTTAGGTCGCGGAGCCACGGCGCAAATCACCAACTAATCACAATTTTGGCCGTTTGCTGATTTGACGGCGCAAAAAAATGGT